ATAAATCGTTTCCTCTAACCTTGCCGCCAAACTCTAAAGCACCGCCCAAACCACTGAAAGTGCCTATTAAACCACCTACTCCACCTAAATCTTTTAATATTGTAGCGCCTCCGGTGATAGTTCCTAAAATTGCTTTTAAGGCAAACGCGGCAGCAACGGCTGTTCCAAGTTTTATAACTAACTGCACAAGGTATTCAAACATTGATTGAAAAAAATTTTCGCTTCCTTCTAAAGCTCCCTGCAACGAATCTTGCAAAGCAAAGCCAAAATCCATAGCAATACCAGATCCAAATGCTATCTGCTCATTTAATGCCGATTGAGATGCTGCTAACTTTTTTAAATTAGCGTCATAATCTTCAAAATCTGCCTCTTCCTCAAACTCAGGAACAACAGATAAACCGCTATCGTCACCGCCACCCCTAGACATATCTTTGTCTAATACAGACGCCAAATAAGCAGCGTTATATGCCGCATTATCAAAAGCTGTTGCAAGTTTCTCAACTTCTTCTGTTCCTTCTTTTACACCGTCAACCCATCCGCCACCGATAAAATCAAAATACCCCTCAGACTCTTTTAATGATTCAGTAAGATTTTTTACATTTTGATCTGTCTCTGCTACCTTATCCGCTGCCGTTTTTGCCTCTTCACCAAACAACTTCATTGCAAGCATGATGGGATTTATTTGTGATGCTAAACCCTTTAATCTCTCAAAGAAACTTTTATCACTTCCAAAAACCTCGTTGATGTTTTCTAAAACAACGTTTATACCTTTTAACCCCGCTAAAAACAAGGGCATTGCATTTTTACCAAACTCAGTTTGCGCGTCAGATAGATTTGCCTGCATTTGAGCAATCTTCTGCGCAGATGTCAACGCTTGATCACCAATCTCAGCCATTGATTGAGACGCAATCTTTCCAACAGCCTCTGCTATCTGTCCAACTGTTGCGGCCTCCATAGAAACCTCTCCCAAAGCACCTTTTAATTGAATTGCACTAATCCCTAAGTTGTCAAGGATTAATGGAGACTTTCGACCAATACCCGTTGTTATATCAGAAACAAGCTGCGTTACGCTTTGCCCTGTCTCGTTTGCTCTTTGTGTTGCAAATGCAAAGAGACTCGCCATTTCCTTTATTGGCACTCCTAAATTTGAACCGACAACAGCGGAGCGCATCAACTCTAATTGGCTAACTGTGCCTTTGGTGGCCCTCGTTAATCTTTCTAAAACCTTATCATCTGCAATTCTGGAAAAGGCACGTGCAACACCTTCTGCCTCTGCGGCTAACTTTACGGCTTGTAAAGTAAATGCGGCAATCTTCTCAACAGCAAAAGCCCCAGCGATAACACCACCGAGACCTTTAAATGCACTGCTTAGTTTATTATTTACCTTTTGAAATGATGTTTGAACCTTTTTAGACGCGCCATCAATCTGCTTTGTAAACTTATCAAGCCTGGCACTAATCTCAACAAAAGCATCTCCAATTTTCTGAGCCATATCTTTAATTTAACCAGCCCTTTGCTTTTGCCGCATCCAAGAGTTTTTGAGCGGCCTCTGCATCAAAGCCTTGTATTATTTCGTTGTTTATATCGTCAATAGACAAAGGATAAATTTTATGAGATTTTACAACCTTGCTGTTTTTACCGCGATTAACGTTTATTAAAATAGCAGCCAACTCTCTCATGGATTGACCGTTTGCTCTTTCAACTCTGCGATAGTAACCATTCCAGCGCCAAATAAAGTTTCTAAAACTGTCGTTGTGAAACTCTTCTAAATCCTTATAGCCTATTTCAGCGGCTCGATTGAAATACTCTGTCCAATCTGGCTCTAAACCGCTGCCTTCATCTTTCCCGCGCCTTTGCTCTTGCGGATTGTTTCCGGTGCAGGCAATGATGCTGCGATGATAGCAACGGCCTCCTCTATAAGCTCAACATCTGTAATGGTCTCGTAACAGTCCTCAATAGTTAAATCTAAATCAACACCCGTCTTTTGTGCGCCACGTTTAAGCATCTCAAACAATATGGCAGCCCAATTCTCAACGCCATCAACTCGAATGCCGTCCGGGCCGCCCATCTTTGACAACTTGGCCATTGCAACGGTTATCGACTCTTCGTTTATGCGCTTGCAAAATTGAACAAGCGTGTAAACATCACTTTTTAAGGTATACTCTTTGCCGTTTATCTTAACCATTTACTATGAGTTTTCAACGTATGTTACTGATCCCGTTACGGTACAAGTAAAAGACGCTGTTCCCTTGTCGTTTTGTGGCGCGTCATTTGTCAAATTGCTAACATAGCAGCTCCCAGCATAGTGACCCTCTCCAACTGTTGAGATGTCTCCAAATTTGAAGTCTACCAATGTACCACCATCGAATTTTGCAAATAAATCTTTTACACCTGCTGCCGTTACCCAATCAAGGTTTAAAGTTGCGTCAAATGTCGCTCCCTTCTCTCCTGGAATAAAAGTTTTCCAAGAATCTGTTGAGTCAATGCACGTTGTCTCGATCATGTCACGATCAAAATTTATTGTGCGCGTATCTGTTAAACATGGGATTTGTACCCCATCAAAATCAATTATTACCGTTGAACCGTTTACTGTTGCCATTACTTTTTATTTTTATCAAATTTACTATTTATTTATTAATCTATCCAAGTCGCTGAATCTTTCCAAACGCCTAAATCATCCCAAAAACCAGTTTGTAAAATCCAATCACCCTCAATAGGGATTTCCAATAATAAAAATCTGTATTGGTTTATTACTCTGTAATTCCTTTCCGATGGTGTAATGCCAGAATCAGTAAAACCGTTTTCTAAAGTCAAATAAACCATATCCAAATCATCAACAGCAATGACGCTTGTTGTGGTGGATTGCAGTCTATTTATTACAATGTCGCTTACGTACTCCGCTGCTTTTGGGCTTGTGTAGTTTCCAAACGGCTGAGATATTATTTGAATGTCTATTGTACACTCATTGCCAAATAAATCAATACATCCCTCTTCAACGGTTGTTATATTGCCCATTTGAATGTACAATGGTGTTGTACCTTTACCTAAAAAGCTCACAACGTCTAAAGTATTGCCATCGTAAACAATACCGTCTAAAACAGCTTTAAATGCTTTATATATTCTGTTTTTTGGGTTTATCATCGCCTTGCAAATGCTTGTCTTAATTCTTTAAACACCTTTTTTCTTGCTCTTTCAAATGCAGGCCGTAAAAATGGCTGTGCTTTCTGTCGTCTCGTTCCAAACTCAACGAATAGTCCGTAACCAATATTTGTGGCAACCTCCCATGTGAATTTGTCTTTCTTTTCTGGCCTTATACTATTTTTTAAAAAACCTTTATCTACCGGAACTATCTTTTTTGCCTCTGATGCTGTAAATGCTGCTGTTCGCGCTATTGATTCCTCAACACTTCGCCCCGCTTCTTTTGAGAATTTCTTTATGTCGTTAGCAAACTTTCTTTTATCTGCCGATGTCATTTTAATAGATACACTCATCAGCCAGAATATTTAGCGTTTGCAATTAAAGTCTGATATTTGAATTTATCCCAATCGCGCTCTATTGATGAAACAACCAACACCATGCCTTCAAAATCAAATTGATCATCCTCTAAAATATTAACACTGCTGCGCGTTACAATCTGGAAAGGCCTGCTAAATGCTGTTTGCTGCTCGTTTAAATCTCGTGAGCCGTTTAACCTTGTTACTTGCGCCCATATCTCACCAACATTCGTAAGCGTTACCACTTGGCCACCATACTCATCTGTTGCAGTGCTTGGTCTTTGTATTACTAACCTTCTTTTAAGCTGTCCCGGTCTTGACATTAGTATATCTTGTTTCTAAATGGTGCGAGCTTTACTACGCTGTTTCGTGGCATCTTTGAAATATTACCTCCGTCTAATCCCTCCATTCTGTTTTCAAAGTTCTCACTCAGTATCGTTAAAATGCCCTCTTTTACTTGAGAATTAACATTTGGCGGTGACGCTGTGCCTGCTGAATATTCAACCTCTAAAATTGAATTTATACCAACAGAATTAGATAAAATTTTAATGTACTTACGATCTAAACCACCAACGCGGTAATCTGCCCCAAGAACCAAAGGTGTAACTATGCCGTCTTGAGAAATAATACTAACACTTGACACGCTCAAAATTGGCGCAAATGGTAGATAAATATCACAGGCAATATTGAAATCCGTTTTTTGGATCTTATATGTTTTTAATCCAAATGACGCACCACAATAACTTTCAGCCTGACGAATAGCACTCTCAACCATAAGTGGCAAAACTGTTGCTTGATCTGTGCCGTCATATCTTAAATATTCTTGATAGTCGGCCTCAGTAATTATTCCGGTATAGTTTGCCGTAAGCTCTTGAACTTGTAAAGCCATTATTTTTGCTCTTTAGTTTTTTTGGTTGCTTTTTCCTCTTTTACTATGCCGTAAGATTTCCACGTGTTGAAATCGGCTTCGTGCATCATAAAAGTCTCTCCTGCTGTAATTCCTTTGCCATGATAATAAAGCGGCTTTACAGCTATTGCTTTTTTATTTTTTTGTCTTGGCATTTCTTTTTGGTTTTACAAGACCAGCAGCAACTAAACGCTTTGCTTCGTCTTTTGTTAATTCTATTTCATCGCCTACGTTATAGGGTTTGAAACCTTCGCTTTGCTTTGTGAAGTATTTTAAGACTGAATGTTTCATGTTTCAAATTTACAAATTTTATTTGATGCTTGACTTTTACAAAAAAAGCCCCTCAACATATCGCTAAGGGGCTTTCCAAACTAACCAAACAAACCTATGTTATGCGGCTGTGAAATCTCCAAAATAAACAGCTAAAGGTTGCTCAACAGCACAAACAACTTGCGCCTCTACCTTTGCAGTGATGTTATTCTTACGGAAATTGTCAGAATCATCCTCACTTACTGAGAAACTAAAGCCTTCTGTAACAACCTTTGTTATTCTTGACCAATCTGCAACAATGTACTTGTCAGCAGGAATCCATGTAGCTTTGAAAATTGGAATACCATTCATTCTCAAAACGCCACCCTCATAAGTAACAACTCCAGGAAGCCCATAACCAGCTCCGGTAGATTTCTCTGTTACCATGATGCTCCAATAGTCAGCCGGATTTATTACAATACCGTTGATCATATAGTCAGCAGCTTCTGCTTGAGAAACTGTTGCAATCAATCTTTCGATTAAGTTACCAGTAACCGCTGTTGCTGCTGTTGCTGCACCAGAAATCGTTGTGTAAAAAGCAGCATTTTCTGCTTTGTAGTAGTCTCTGCGTAAATCAAGTTGTTTCTCATCTTACGAGAATAAACACTAAACCCAGCAATGAAATCAGTGTTAGCATCAACCATTGCATAGCTGTACTCATTTTGACCTTTCAAAGCACCTTCTGTTTGTACTGCGATGTTGTTAGCAGCAACAGAAGAACGAACAAACGTGTAAGTACCTCCAGAAATCGGAACTGTTCTTGTCAAGTCCTCAACATTCGGATTCTGTGCCGGACGCATAACAACGTCAAAGTTGTAGTCACGTGGCTGATCTCCTGTTAGGTTTGCACCTAAAGTCATATCCTTTTCTTGGTACTCAAAAGAAGATCCTTTTGAAACTTTAGAAATCGTCTCAAAATTTTCTTTCACGATGCTTGCAATAACGTCTTTTGAACGTGCTTCTTTTGCAACCAATGTTTGAGACTTTTTCAACTCTCCAGAAACATGATCTAATTGTTCTTGCATTTTAGCAACAATCTCAGCTCCTTTTGTTTCGTTTGCTGAAATTTCGCTTTTGATAGTTTCGATGGCCTCAACTGTTGCGCCTTTTGAAACTGCTTCTTCTAATGCGGTCATCTTTTCAGTGAAAGCCGCGTTGTTTGCCTTTAACTCTTCGGCAAATTGTTTTTCTAAATCCATCTTTTTATGGTTTTAAATAGTTATTAAACTTTTTGAAATCAAATGTCGGCTCTTGCTCTTGAGTGCGTTGCGGCTCATTTTTGAGTGACAAAATATTTTTAATATTACCAAGCTCAAACTCAATCAACCTATATGCCTCATCGCTTGCTGCGCCCTTGCGCATAAACGACTCCAAAGATATGATTCTGTCGAGCAGGTAGTTTTTCTTTTCTAATTCTGTTTTTAAATCCGTAACCATCGCTAAAGGATTAGCGGCCAATGTAACCAAAGAATATTCATAGAGTTTTACCTCTTGGATTTCGTAGTTATCATCTTTTGGCGCTCCCTTAATCGTTCTAAACCCAACGCTAACCTCTTTAATTATTCCCTCCGCTGCCATTATTGCAACATCGCGGCCTAATGTAGAGTTAGAAAACTGTGCCTCAAATTTAAGGCCGTAAGCATCCTCGTTTAAATTAAGGTTTTTACCGATCGGCTTTGTTATGTCATGCTGATATAAAAAGGCAATGCGGTTTTTGTTCTCGTTGATGGTCTTTGAGTAAGCGCCTTTTACAATTACATCACCGTCAGAGTCTTTATTGCCAAAAACAGATGCATATCCTTGAATGATACCTTGCTTTTCGTCAATATCTTTTAGCTCTAATGAATTGCTTTTATATCTTAATTCCATGTCAATGGTTTTTACAAAAATAAATAAATTTTTCTTATAGCGGCCTAACTGGTGTTGCAGTTAATGGTTTTGGCTCATAAGCTACCGAGCAACGACAATTTATAACCTCTTCCGGTGGCGCTCCCTTTGCTCCTGGTTTACTCATCGTAATACCTCCAACAACAAAATCCTGATCCATCTCTACCGTCTGGCCGTTTGCCATTGCATGAGCATCTCTCTCTCTTCCATCCAATGCCGTAAGCCATATTTTATTCATCGGTATGCCCATTGCATTTGCTCCAATAAACGCGCCCTCGTTTTGCGCTGCTATTATTTCAGTCCTTGCGATGCGCTCCGCATTGAATTTGGAAACTATCTTCCATTCATCCCAAACTACTTTATCAATCAATTTGCCAGCCTCAACAGCACCTAAACCTTGTTCGATGCTTTCAGCTATTGCCGCCTCTATTATTGTTATTGCTCTTGCCTTTGCTGTGGCAGAAATAGAAACAATACTTGCACCACCTTTATTTAGCGCAAATTGAACCATGTACTGCTCCCAGATGCCAAAGTAATTTTTTGGCGGCTCTCTTTTTATCTTTAGATTTTTGACGCTTGAGTAAGTAGATTCCGCAAACTTAGTTCCAACATCCACGTACATCATAGAAAAAGTTGAGAAACTTCCTCTTCTGGAAATATCACATCCGGCTCTGTTAAATTGTTTAGCAATATTCGCCCTTGCTTTAGGTAGTAGTCTTGCCACGATTTATTCCAAATGCGATATGCTTGCCGCGCTTGGTTGTGGTTGCGCCTCCATTGTCTTTGCGTTTCGGCTGTTGTCATTTCTTTAAGTAATGTTCGCCCGCTGCTTTTGCTGCCTCTGGTGTTTCAATAAATGGATCAAAAGAAGTGTCCTCCAAAGCAATTGTTCCAGCATTGGTATAAACCTTATCCATAAACTCATCTTCAATTGGCTCTTTGCCTAAAAACTCACGCCCCTCATTTGGCGTTATTATCTTGCCGTCTGTCAATCGTGTAATCCATTCACTCAGCTCTTTGTAGTCTTTTTGCAGTGCCGTAACTCTTGAGTAATCAGCTACAATGCGCACGTTATCTCCATAGCTTGGTGCGAGCCATTCGCTTAACTCTTGGACGTATCTATCAACCAACGGCTTTATTGCATCGCTGTAAGCACGTTTTATTGCTTGCTCTGCGTTGTTGTACGTGCTGTTTTCGTTGTCGTTAAAAATGATAG